ATCCTGCCCGACATTATGGACGTGCGCAGCATGGTTGAGGCGTTGCCAACTATGCCAGATGTGCCAGCGCTTATAGCGGAGGCCATTGCATCAATTCCGGTTCCTGAAAAGGGCAAGGATGCCGATCCCGATCTGATCAAGACCATGATCGCCGATGCTGTAGCCGCCCTCCCTCCCGCAGAGAAGGGCAAGGACGCCGATCCCGCCGAAACAGAGGAAATGGTCGTCAAGCACGTAGAACGCGTTCTGGCGGGCTGGGAGCGGCCAAAGAACGGCGTTGACGGGAAAGACGGCGCTCCGGGTGCCGATGGGAAGGACGGCGCGCCAGGGAAAGATGGACTAGACGGCAAGGATGGGCGCAATGGTCTCGATGCCGTGAAGTTCTTCCGCGACGACAAAGGGCATCTGATTGTCGTGAAGAGCGACGGCAGCACTGATGACCTTGGCGAGTATGTAGGTAAGGACGGCGCTCCTGGCCGGGATGGCGCCGATGGCGTCGGCTTCGATGACATGTCCTGCGAAGTCCGCGACGATGGTGTTTATCTCGTCTGGGAGAAGGGCGACATCGTTAAGGAAGCGCGCCTGCCCGTGCCGATTTATCGTGGAGTATTCAAGGAAGGCACGGCCTATCTTGCCGGCGACAACGTATCATTCGGCGGCTCGGTATTCATCGCTGAGCGCGCCACGTCCGCCAAGCCGGAGACGCCAGATAGCGGATGGCGATTGTCCGTGAAGCGCGGTCGCGATGGTAAGGATGCCATTCCCGCCAAGCCCAAGAAGGGCTCATAAACAATGTTCATGCTCGTGACCGTTGATCAGGTCAGAACGGCCCTGAGGCTGGATAGCGGCGAGAGTGACACGCTCATTGCGCTGTACATCTCGGCAGCATCCCGAGCGATCGTTCGCTACCTCAAGGGTCAGGCCGGCGATCTTCTGACGATCGACAGCCCGCCGAACTCGCCGCCGGATGATCTGTCGTCGGTTCCAGAGGATATCCAGATGGCGACGATCCTGCTGACGGGGCATTTTTACAATAACCCGGATGGCGATCCTGAGCACGATTGGGAGCAGGGATATTTGCCCCGTCCAGTAACAGCGTTGCTTTATCCGCTTCGCGACCCGGCGCTTGCATAAATGCCTGTCAAGGGTTCGCGCGAGACTGCGGCAGCGCTGAGAGAACTGTCGAAATTTGTCGCAACACCTATTTCGGCGGCTTCCCGGTTTGCTCTCCAGCCAACGCTGAGAACCGCGAAGACGAACGCGCGAAACATTGAAGAGAAAGAGCGCACCAACACGCTGGCTAATTCGCTTACTATCAAGCAAGCGGCGCGGACTTCGAAACTAAACCCAACCTATCAAGTGGGGCCTGATTCAAGCGTCGAAAGGCAGACGCAATATGGTATCCGCCGGCCGGTCAAATACGCGCACCTTTTGGAATTTGGCACCGCGCCTCACTATCAGCCCGGTAGAGGTGTCGTTCATCCCGGTTCACGCCCCGAGCCTTTCCTTACTCCGGCTTATTTTGAAACCAGAGATCAGGTCGTGAAGCGTTTCGGCGACAAGATCGGTCCCGAGATGGAAAAGCGTGCGGCGAAACTGGCGGCTAGGCAGGCGAAGACATGACCAGTGCCGGTGAACTCGATAGGCATGTGCAGCTTCAAAGCTACACCACGTCCACCAATTCGTACAATGAGGTGGTTCAGGCCTGGACGACCTACGCCACTGTCTGTGCGAAAATGGAGTTCCACCAGGCTAAGGAAGCCGAAGAATCGGCCCGGCAGTTCGCGCAGATGGACCTGTACTTCACCATCCGCTGGCGCTCGGGTCTGGAGCCTGACCATCAACTGGTTTTCGAGGACAAGACCTATCGCATTGTCGGTCGGCCGCGCGAGATCGATCGACGCCGCTTCCTGAAGATCCAAGCGAGCCTGGTTTCCCTGACCATCAATGCTCTGCTGGCTCAGGCAGGCGTCACAGCTATCGTCTCTACGCGCATTCGGCCGTTCCCTTTGCAACAGGGCGAAAGCCTTCCTGCAATCGCCGTTGCGATGTCGGCTGAGGATGAGGAGCAGATGCTTTCCGGCGCCTCACAGTATCCGCAGACCTCAGTCCAGATCCATTGCATCGCGACCAAGGCAAGCGCGGCGATCGATCTTGGCGAAGCGGTGAAGAACGCCCTCCGCGATCTGCTCTACACCTCATCGGACTCGCCACCGGTGAAGGCCTCGTTCCAGAAGGATGGAGTCGACTTCACCGACTTCGCCGACGATCTCTCGACACACCGCCGCGTGATGGCCTTCAGCCTCCGCTGGCGCTGAATTCCCGCAAGGGGATAGCCGTTATATGCCCTTCGGCAAGGCGTCACCATAGGAACCACTGACATGACCGCAACGACCGGTTTTACCGGGATCGGCGCTGCACTCAAATTGGGTGACGCCGCTTCCCCCGAGTCCTTCAACGCAATCGGCAACACAACCTCGTTCAGCATTGAACAGCAGGCCGATCAGGTGGACGCCACACATCTCCTGTCCACCTCCGGCTTCCGCGAATACAAGCAGGGGTTCAAGGCCGCGACCGTCTCGTTCGAAGGCCACTTCGACCCCGACAATACGACCCAAGATCCGAGCACCGGTGTCATGAAGGCGTTCGCCGACGGCACATCGCGCAACTTCAAGGCCGACTTCTCCAACGCGGATAACGGCGGCTCCGGCAAGCCTTCCACCAATCCGATCTGCTCATTCTCCGGTGTGATCACCCAGCTCACCATCAATACCCAGGAAGGCATGGTCACTTACCAGGGCCAGATCAGCCTGTCGTCCTCGCCGACCTGGGGCAATAGCTGATGGCGAACAAGTTCGTCGCCGAGGTCAACGCGGAAGAGTTCGGGACGGGTTACACAATCCGTCTCGACATGGACGGGATGGCCCGGCTGGAGAGCGAATTCGGCGAGTTCGACTTCGCCCACAAGCTCAATTATGGGCTTGCGTTACTCTCGGCGAAATATCTTCAGGCCTTCCTGAACGTGGCGTTGAGGGATGCCGCGGGAAACGTCGTGAAGACCTACGACATGCCGCTCCCGCTCGAAAATGTAGGCAAGAAGTGCCTCGATGCGTTCTCGCTGTTTCGCTACGGCAAGGATCACGAGACATGGACCGCTGAAGGCCAGAAGAAGGCCAAGGAGCAGTCCAAGGAAAACCCTACGAAGGGCACGAAAGCCTGACAGGATATCTCCTGTCGCTTGCTGTTCGTGCCGGCGTTTCCGAACGTGATTTCTGGAAGATGACGGCGGCCAATGTCGTCAACGTCTTCAATGCATCCATCGTCAGCCGCAGCGAGGAAATGAGCATCCTCGCCTATCGAACGGCTCTCTACACCCGCACCAAGAAATTTCCCAAAAGCGAAGCCGATCTGCTGAAAAAGGCAAAGCCGAAGGCTGCGCCTAAGCCGCAGACAATCCAGGATCAATTGGCCATGGCGCAATTCATCACGGTCGCGATGGGCGGGACAGTTCACTAATGCCCGCAACAGTCGGCTCGATCTCGATCGACCTCAGCACCAATGCCGCCAAGTTCGCCACCGGCTTCAAGTCTGCCGCGACAACGGTTGAGACCCAGAGCGCGCGGATGGCGAAGAGCGTTGCTGCGGTAGAAAAAGGTGTCAACTCGATCGGTGGCACGCTGAAGAACTTTGGCACCGGCCTTGCGGCTGGCGCCGGGCTTGCGGCTTTGACATCTCTTGGCGGCGCATTCGACAAACTGAAGGAAACGATCTCCCAGTTCGATGAGGTCGCGACGAATGCCAATACGGTTGGTCTGAAAACTGATACTTATCAGGCGCTCGCCTTCTCGGCAAAGCAGGCCAATATCAGCCAGGAATCGTTCAACTCATCGCTGAGCATCTTCGCCAAGAACGCCGGTCTCGCCGAGAAGGGCACGGGCGCCCTCTTTGCCGGTCTCAAAAAACTCAATCCGGCTCTTCTGCAATCGATCCTCAACACGCAGGATCAGGAGGAGCGGCTCAAGCTTGTCTCAGATGCACTGGCTCAAACCACGGACGCCACGCAAAAGGCCGCGCTGGCTGCGGTGGTGTTCGGCAAGGGCGGCGTCGATATGGCCCGCTTCCTTGACCAGGGCCGCGCTTCCATAGAGGCGATGAAGAAGTCGGCTCGGGATCTGGGCCTCATCATCCCTGATGATTTGCTGCAAAAAGGCAGCAAGCTCGATGACCAATTGGATGTTCTCTCCACGGTTATCAGCGTTCAGTTGAGCCAGGCCCTTATCAAACTCGCACCCTTGCTTGTCGGGGCGACCACGGGATTTGCCGAGTTTTCCAAGGAGATCAATACTAGCGCCGCGGCGATCGATAACTTCATCAACAATCCGAACCTAGAGAATTTTGGGAAGATTGTCGGGCCCGGCCTTTTGAACGATGCCGCCCAAGGCATCGGCAAAGCCTTTGACGGAGCAACTGGTTCGGCCGATCAGGCGACAGCAAAAATCCAGGCCGATATTCTTGAGACGAAAAAAATTCTATCTGATCTCCAAATTCAGGCGAATGCCGGGATTGATGTGGAGGCCCAGACCCAGCGCGCGCAGGAAGATCTGGATTTCCTCGAAAAGAAGCTTCAGTCGGTTCAGGCGGCTGGCGTGACTGCGGCTAATGCCATCCGCGCCGCGTTCGCACAATCGTTCCGAGAGTCCGAAAACGCGTCAATGACGGCGCTTTCTGATTACTATAAAAATCAGCCATTGCCGATGGTTACGCACTATGGCGGACCAAACGGAACAACGACTGGCAATATCATCGATCGGACCCAAAGAGCGGTATTCACTACCGAAAACGGCGTCGGCGTTCGCCGCTATGGAGGCCCGGAAGGTGATCCGGCCAATTTCCCTTCGTCGCTGCTCGATGACAACCAAAGCACTGCCGACAACACTGAGCAGACCGCGACCAACGTCAGCAGGCTCGACCAGAATAACCAGCGCGGCTTGCGTGACCTTGGCACAGGTATCGAAAGCAGCCTTAGCACCGTAAACCACACCGTCAGCAATCTGGGCGACCTGATCGGCAACGAGTTCGGGCAATTGCCGAGCTATCTCACTGCCGCACTTTCTCAAAATGGCAGCGCCATTAGTTCGGGACAGGGGCCGGTCGGAAGCTATCATCTCGCCGACGACAACGGCTCGCATGATACCCAGGTTTCCGTCGCCCAGCCCGGTTCGAACATCACTCTGAACTATTATGCCGCGCAAGGTGAGAGCGCCAGCACGGCGGCTCAAAGAGCGCGCGAACTCTATCGCGAACTGGCGACACAGGAGGCGCGGTCGTAATGGTCGATACCGTCGCCATCAACAACAAGTTCGCCCTCGACATGAAGATGGGGCCGACGTTCCAGACCACCATCCAAAAGCTTTCCGGTGGATATGAGGATCGAAACCAGGACTGGCAGATTGCGCTTTGGCGCTATGATGTCTCGTTGAACAACCGTCCCCTGTCCGAAATTCGCGATTTCGTCGCTCACGTTCTGGGCAGGCGAGGGCCGGCAAATGCCTTCCCTCTTCGCGACCCCCTGGACAATTCCGTCACCGACCAGAACATCGGCACGGGCGACGGCACGACGGCGGCTTTCCAGGCCAGGAAAACCTATTCGGATACCGACAGGCCCTACTTTCGGCCACTGACGATCCTGTCCAATCTGGTCGTCAAGGTGAACGGCGTCACCAAGACAAATGGGGTTCATTACAACGAGGCCAATGGGCTGATCACGTTTACCGGAGGCAACATACCAACGGCCGGGCAGGCGATCACCATCAGCTGCGATTTCCTGATCCGGGTTCGATACGATGGGGATTACAATCCGATTTCCCTGCCGATCGGACCCGATACCGCGACGCCATTCGCCTCTGCCTCTTTCACCCTGATGGAAGTTCTCCGATGAGGGTTACATTGTCCGCGTTGAAAGCGGCGATGTCGGCCACCCCGCATACGCTGGGCTGGCTGGGAGAGTTCGTCTTTCTAAACGGCCCGACGATCCGCGTCTCGGGCACCGGCGTCGATGCTTCCTTCAACGGCCACACCTGGACCGCAGACAAGAGCTTCAAGGGTTCCACACTGAAATTCCAGAGCGATGGTTCCGTTCCTGACGGCGAAGTCACGGCACCGACCGCTATTTCAGATGCCTACGATGCCGAGGATGTCTATGCCGGCACTTTCGAAGGCATGGAGATCACTCTTTTCCTCATCAGCTTCGACAGCCCTTCGAACGGAGGTATGCAGCTCGGCCCTTATGAAGTCTCGGAAATCAATTACGATGATCGGGGAAGGATAGCGGCCTTTGAGGTTCGCGGCATCCTGCAGCGGGCAAAAATCATCACTGTCGAGGAGCTTTCTGTTTCGTGCCGATCAGATATCGGAGATCCACGTCCCGGCTTCTGCAACCTGCCTCTTTACCCCGATAATATCGCCAGAAGCACTGCTTATGCAGTCGGGGATTATGTCCGCGTTTCTGACAGTGGCGATTATCACAATCGCATGTTCCGATGCTCCACCGCCGGTACGACAGCCGGAAGCGCTCCTGCCTATAATTACACCGTTGCCGCGACCACGACTGACGGTACGGCAGTATTCACAGCCGAAGAGGCATGGGTTCGCTCTGGAGTCGTAGCGACCCGCACCAGCGATAGCGACTTCACAGGGACTTTGACCGAAAGCCGCGCCGTCAATGATTGGTTTGCCAATAATGGCATCATCCATTTCACCAGCGGGTTGAACGCCGGCCTTTCATTTAGCGTCCGGTCCTATACCGCGTCCACCAAGCGCATCCAGCTTTGGGGCGCCGCACGATGGACCGTAGCCGTCAACGACACGTTCGAGATTATGCCAGGTTGCGACAAGACATTTTCCATGTGCCTCAATCGGTTTGCCAACTCGATCAATTTCCGCGGTGAAAATCTTCTCCCCG